AAGATTTGTATTTAACAGCAGGAGGAAGTAGAAAATTCTATATTGCTGCTAGTGGATTTGATCCAGAGGACTACCTTAGTATTTGTGACGAAGAAATTGAAGCTGGTTTTGATGAGCGATATCCTCCTCATATTACTAGTTATACAGCCACTGATAGTGCTGATACAGCAAATGAAGATGGCAATTTAGGAGGAAGACCTACAAAGGATAATTCAGAATTAAAAGAATCAGGTTTAATAACAAAAAACTTAAAAAGTAACGAACAAAGAGTTGAGAACAAAAAATAATTTAAATAATAAAAAGTTGAAAGGAGGTGATATGTTTTGTGAATAATTCAATCATAAACTCTGATAATACATATATAGAAATTTGTGAAATGTCCGAAGAAGATGTTGCAGGAAGAGCAAAAATTCGTATGTCTAGTCATTTTATCCACCCAGAAGCAGGTAAGTGGAATAAGAATGGAATCACATGGCTTGAACAATATACTCAAGATAATATAAAATCTGCTATAGGAATGAATTATGTGGTGTCTTGGGCAGATGAGGAAAATCAAATTCCTTCAGGACACGGAGAAATGAGTTTTGATGAAGATGGCAATGTTAAATTTGAAGGCGTTGTTGTCGGAAGTGTATTAGATGCTTATGTTTGTGATGTAGAAATTGATGGACAAATAAAAAAGGTAATGATGACAGAAGGATATATTAATTCACAAAGATACAGTCTTTTTGTAAAATGGTTAAAAGAAGAAATTAAAAATGGCAAAGTTTATGGTTCTATTGAGATAAATGGAAAAGGAAAATCTAAAAATATTGTATATCTTGATGGAAACAAGAATATCGATGGAACTTTAAAAATGGGCCGTTGTCCCACAGTTTTTGATTTTTCTGGACTGGCAATATTGTCAAGTTTAGAAAATCAGGCTGATGATGACTCAATTGTTTTTGAGGTTAATTCTAAACAGGATGATCTTGATATAAATAATAATCCAACATCAGAAACAGGAAAGGAGGACAATATATTGCCAGATGATAACAATATTCCAAATAACGCATCAATCGAAATAAACGAATTAGATATCAATGATCTTGCAACCTTAATTCAAAATGCATTTAATAGAAAATTCACTATTGAAAATTCAGATTCAGAAAATGATTACCATTATTATTATATTCATAAGTTTTATCCAACTAATTCAACTTTTGTAATGAAAAGTTATAGTTGTACAGGGGAATATTATGGAAGCTCTTATACAGTGGAAAATTCTAAGGTTATTATTGGCAACATTATTAAAGTCGAAGAAGGGTGGAAACCAGTTGATGGTGAACAGTTTGTCGAAGTTAATAATACGCTGATTAATATATTAAATAATCAAACGAAGGAGGAAAATAAAAAAATGGATGAAAAAATTGTATTAGAACTTAATCAAAAAATCGAAGATAAAATTAATGAAATTAATACTCTTACGAATTCCCTAGAACAAAAAGGAGTAGAAATTAATTCATTAACTAAATCTTTGGAGGAAAAAGCAACAGAAATTAATGCTCTAGTTGAAAAAACACAAGAACTAGATAATAAAGTAGTTGAACTAAACACCAGTATTGTAGAGGTTAATAAATTACTTGAATCTGAAAAAGCAGAAAAAGAATCTCTTACTGTCGAAGTAAATTCTTTTAGAGAAGAAAAAATTAAAGCAGATTCAGAAGCAAAAATTGCAGAAGTCAATGCTTATTTTGAAACAGAAATTACTAAGAATGGTTTTGAAGAAAGCGAAGTTAATTCTTTGAAAACTTTTGTAGAAGCAATTGATTTAGAAGGATTAAAGAAAGCAGAAGCAGAACTTTGTGCAAAGAAATTTAAAGAAATGATTGCATCTCAAGATAACACTGATGTTGAAACTAACACTAAGAATGATATGTTCATTTCAATTAAAGAGAAAGAAATGAAAAAAGTTCCTGGTAGTATCCCATCTTTCTTTAACTAAGTTTTAGAAAGTAAAGATAAATATACAGTTAATGTCAACAATATGTAATAATGGTTAATTAATTGTAAGTTAGTGGTAAAATTAATAACAAAAATAAAAAGAAATGAGGTAATTAATAATGAGTTTATTTAAATTCCATGATTCAAATTTTCTTAATGTATCCAACAAACCTAATGTAAAGGCAATTGCAGATACATATAATGGTTATCAGTTCAATGTTACATCTGATGTTCAGGTATTAGTTCCAGATTTAGCTACAGCAAAATTAGGTGATATTTATGTTATGTGCAATATCATTGATAAGCCTGAAATCATCAATACAGATTCCTATAAAGTTGTTGCAAATGAGTATATTCGTGCATTTAGACTTAAAGACATGGTAGGACTTCAACTTGATATGAGTGCTGATTTAGTTACTGATGCTTTTGCAGATGTTGCAGTTGGTGCTTTTGTCATTGGACGTTCTGTAGCAGATACTACAAATGTAATGAAATGGACAAAAACAGCAGATCCTTCTGCGTATGAGGTTTATCTTAAAGTAATTAAGAAAACTACTTTTGGTGCGTTTACTATTGATGCAGGTGGTGGAACTGTTGCTGGTGGTTATGTTGTAGAAGTAATGGCAAACGATAATCTGTAAGTTATGAGATTATAGATTATTGTATGTGCTATTTGTAATGAATATATAATATTTTTTGATTAATGTCAAATAATTTAATTGTAATAAATAATTAATAAGAAAGAAAAGAGGTATTAACAATGAGTTTTGGAATAGATTTTACAAATTTTCAAGCAAATGCAGAACAAGTGGAAATTAATAAAAACGTTAAGAATATGTTACCGAATATTGTTAAAAACGAGAATGTGGAGATTTTCACCAATATTTTATATGGTAAAGATGTATCTAAGTATGGTAAAAAAGTTGATACGGTAATGGATAAGATTAAGATGTTAGCAACTGCTGCTAATGATGGTAATTCTCAAGCTACAACAGAATTGAACGCAATTCGGACTATTACTATTCAACAACCTCTTGAAAAAAGACTGGCAATCAATAGTGCAATGGGGACAGTTACAAAAGTTGGATTTAATGAAGAAATGCATTATGAAGTATATGAGATGCAAGGTCAAAAATCAAGAATCCAAGCATCTTCTGGTTCTTTTGTATTCCCAACTGTTAAGAAAAGAACTGGTATTATGACCACTCAAACTTCTACTGGTGGAGTGCTAGTTGATTATAGAGAGTTACAATCTGGAGCTACAGATGGATTTGCAATGGCAAATGAACAAGTCGTTACAGATTTAACAAATCAAATGGTTCTCTCTCACATCAATGCTCTGAGAGCAGGAATTACTGCTGCTACCACTTTAAAGAACTACAGCGAGGGGATTACTAAGACTAATGTTGAAAATACAAGAAAATTAGCAAAACGTTTTGGTACTTCTGTAACAATTATGGGAGATTACAGTGCAGTAAATAAACTTGGGGATCTTGCTAATTTTAGTGTTGTGGCTGCTGGCACAGAATTTAGATTCCCTGAATCCGTAATGGAAGAAGTAATGAAAACTGGTCTTATTAAAGTGTATAAAGGAAGTATAGTAGTTGAATTGCCAAATTCTTACAATATGATCGATCTTAATACTGCTGGAGATTTTTATGCTCCTCAATTACCTACAACTGATTTATGGTTTTTGCCACAAGGTATTATGAGTCCTTTACAAATAGGTCTTAAAGGTAATTTAACTTCCATGGAAGGCACAGACCTAAATTCTAGGAGTCGTGCCATTCGTTATGATTGGGAATTCGGTGAATAATTGCCGACTTAGACAGAAATGTTTAATGTAAAAATCGCGGTATTAAGCTGGAACCCTGAAATGGGAATCAGAACCGAAGGCTAATTTAAGATTAGTCAGGGGCAACGCATAGGAAGTGAATAAATATAATCTTCCCACGAGTCCGCGACACCTTATCAAGTTTTTCTTGAAGGTGAAAAGATATGCTGAACTTATACGAAGAAAAAGTATAAGAACTACAGGATAAAAAGCTTGTAGGGTAACAAAATTGAATTATTTGGTTCCTGAATATATTCCAATGGTTGGATATATTTATGACTCTGCTTTAGCTGAGTAATATTAAACAAATTTTATAAAAGGTAGGTATTAATTAAGATTGCAAGCCTAATTAATTACTGATAAGAGTGGTTTTCCTAGACCACTCTTCTTTTATTTTATAAAAAATTAGGGAGTGATTCTAAGGAGGAATTAAAATTGGCAACAAAACTTACATATCAAATCATTAAAAACTATATAAATAGCGAAGAAACAGGAAATGGTTGTAGTCTAAAAACCACAGAAGAAGAATTTTATCAAGCAAAAATAGATCAAAATAAAAATAACTCACATGTAGTAATATTCATGAAATGTAAATGTGGAAATGATATTGAGAAATCTTATGATAATTTCAAATATTCTAAAAAGCAATGTAATAAATGCTCTGGATTAGAAAGAAGGACTACTGAAGAAGTTAAATATTTCATAGAAGTAGAATCTCAATCAAATTGCAAATTATTATCAGAATATACTATTGCAACTGATTTATTAGATTTAGAATGTGGTTGTGGAAGGCCATTTAAGAAAAGTTGGAATAAGTTTTATAGTTGTAATCAAAGAACATGTAATGAGTGTAGCAATAAATTATCAGGAGAAAAACATAAAATACCTTATAAAGATATAAAGCATTATATAGAGATTGAAAGTAATAGTGGTTGTGAGTTAATAACAACTGAAGATGAATATGTAAACACACATCTAGATATTGATATTAAATGCAAATGTGAAAACCCTTTTACTACATCTTTTAAGCAATTTAAAGGAGAACAATCTAAAAAGCAACATTGTGATGATTGTGGCAATAAAGCAAGAGGAGAAAAACTGAGTAAACCATATATAGAAGTTAAAAATACTATAGCAATCAATGGTTGCGAATTATTAACTACTATTGAAAATTATGAAAATTCTAATTCTCTTTTGGAAATCAAATGTAATTGTGGTAAACCATTTGAAACAACATACAAGATGTTTTCAAGGAAAATTGGTGCAAAAGACAAATGTGATGATTGTGCATTAATTAATTTTAAAAAATTAAATAAAATACCTTATAACGAAGTATATGATTTATTTAAAATTGAGAATTGTATATTATTAACTTCCGAGCAAGAATATTATACTACTCCAGATGATGACAATAAATTAAGTTATAAATGTTCTTGCGGAAATAATAAACCATCTTTTATTTCTTTAGCTCACTTTAAAGGTGGTGAGAGGTGTAGAAGTTGCTTAAGACAGAGAGTTAAAGATACCAATCTCAAAAATAATGGAGTAGAGTATCCTATGCAAAATCCAGAAATAAAAGAAAGAAATAGGCAATCTTTATATAAAAATGGAACTGCAAGATGTAGTAGGCAACAAAAATACATACACAATCTTATAGGAGGAAAACTCAATTACCCATTTAAAGGATCTTCTCTTGATGTAGCATTTCCAGATGAAATGATTTATCTAGAATATGATGGTTCTGGGCATAGAATGAGTGTAACACTTGGAACATTTACAGAAAAAGAATTCATAAAAAGAGAAAGAAATAGAACCTATGGGTTACTACGTTCTGGTTGGAAAGAAATTAGAATCATTAGTGAAAAAGATGACCTAATCCCATCAGACCAAAAACTTCTAGAAATTCTATTATACGCACGTACATACCTCAATCAAAATCATCATTATATTAAATTCGACATTGACAATTCAAAAATAATTAATTCTCAAGGTGAATTTGATTATGATTTTGGCGAACTAAGAAGAATCAAATCAACTGATATTATAGAAATTCAAGTAGCAATATAAATACAAATAAAAACAAAACAAAATAATAGAGGGTAAAATGGAGGGAATAAATAATTATGGCAATTGATATGAATAGTAGGTCAAAGGTACAAAACTTATGTGATTGGAATGTCTCATGGGAGAGGTTTTCCATGGACGGAGATGAATTCATAAAAGCAAATCAGACAGTGTATATTCCAAATATGGAGATTGAAACACAGGTGCAAAACAACAATCTATTTTTTGTTGGATCAGGGAATGGAGATCACAGTAGGGTTTATATTCATAATCCAGAAATGAGAGAACATCTTGGTTTTGACAACAAAGAAGAAAAGCGAACTCAACTAATTCTAAGTGATGAAAAATGCAAAGAAATATTTGATTATAAAACTTTCAGCACTTTCAAAAAACATGTAACTGAAAATATCATTACAAATCAAGAAAAATCAAAAATAGTTAATTATGCTAAGAAAAATAAGATAAATAATTATGATCAGATACAGTATTTAATTGAATTCACAGGTCTTTCATTTAAAACTGATAAAAATGATGATAAAGAATAAATATAATAAATCATTGGAGGTGATATAGTTTGGGAACTTTACTCCAGAAAATATATGATAAATTTTTCATAAAAGTATCTGATGTGGATTTCACTTATAAGCAAGATTTAGTTTATGAGTTTTTTGAAACTGCTGTGGGGTATAGCTACAAAACTACACCACATGATTTGAGTTATACTTTGTATTCTAATAATGCAGTTTTAATAATTTATGATGTAATAGAAAATAGTGGAGATATAACTCTTCAAATTAACTCTGATACATATACAATTGCTTTATTAAATACTGATACAAAATTTCAAATAGCAACAAAAATAAAGTCTACTATTGAAGTAAATTATACAGTAGTATTAGATGATATTGAAAATCCTATGTTAACAATCACTAAACCACTTACAGATAATATTGTGGTAACATTTACTAATACAGATAATACCAATTTAAATCTAATAATTAGTAAAACATATGATGGCATAATGAATAATGACTTAGATATAGATGAGATTGAATTAATTTCATTAAATATGAAAAAAGCATATTTAGATTATTTATTAAAACCATTATCTCGATTAAAAAAGCAAATTGGAACCAAAGATTTTAATCGTTTGGAAAGTAAAGTAGAAGAATTAAAAGTTTATTCATTAATGTTAAGTAATTTAAAGGAAGAGATTAAAGATTTTAGACAAGAATTTAATTCCTATTTAAATTAGGTGGTAAAAAATGAATAATAACAATAAGAAAATATTAATTAAAACTCCAAATTGCGAAATGAGCTTAGAAGATTTATGTAAGAAAGAATATTTAAAAATAAACAATCTTATGCATATGATTGAGAAACAATTTGATATTTCTTTGCATGATTATCCTGAACTTAGAGGTGAGATTCTAGACATAAGCAATTTTATTAAGAGAATACCCTACTTACAAAGGGAAATTATGTAATTAAATAATATAAGTCATAATGATAAAAATCATAACAAAATAATCAAAAAGGAGGAAAGAAAAATGGGATATAGTGATTCTGAATTTAGTAGAATATCTCAAAGTGAAGAAGCAACTATAGATGGCGTAACTGCTGGAACAGTATTAGCTTCAAAAGCAATTGTTGCAGGGACAAATAAAAATGTTGATGTGTTGGCAATTGCAGATTTAAAATTGGGAGCTGGAGCAGGAACTTCTGTAACTGCTAATGCTACACAAATTAATTCTTTGATTAATTTTCCTGGAACCATGTCAACAGCAGTAATTGATTTTAACGCGACTGGTGAACCTGCAATGAAAGTAGTCATAAATGGTGTTGATTATCAAGAAGCAGATGTAGCTGTAGTAACAACAGGTGTCTGGACTAATGGTGCAAGTGCTGCAAACTCTGCTACAAGTTTGGTTGCTGCAATTAATGGTGATACAAGAGCAACAGTTCCTTTTACAGCATTTTTATCTGCTGATGGTGCAAGTGTAATTCTCACATGGGATGCTATAGGCGTTGCAGGAAATGTAACTATTACTACTACAAGTGCAGCGAACTGTACTGTGGAAAATTCAGTTGGTGGAACTGCATCTGGTATAAAACAAATGGTTGTTGTAGATCGCATTGTTACTGCACAAGATGTATTAGCACTTGAAACTAATATACCTTTGCCATTTGTGCCAACTAAAATATTAGTTAATTATTTTGATGCAGATGGAATTTTGCTTGGTACAATTACAGATAAGGCATCCATCCAAGCAAATCCAAATCGTGTTCGTGTACTACAAGCTGGTGCAACTCATTTGGCTGCTACTAATGTAATTCAGGTAATGGCTGTAGAATAGTAGAATACATGTAAGAAAATAAATAAAATTTAGAGGAGGAATTAATAATGGCAACAAACTTTATTGGTCGTTCATTGACGGCAAATATTCTCGAACAAAATGTGGAATTAAATATGTCTTTTATTAATCTTATTGTAAATGATTCAGCAAATGTGATTACTTTGGCCTTTGACGTAACCGCAACAACTAACATAATGATTTTAAAAGCAGGAGAAGTAAGAAAAAATATTGCAGTACCTTTTGGTAAATTGTACTACAAAGCTACTGCCGATGCTTCTGCTTTAAGAATTGAAGGATTGGCAAAAGCAGAATTCTAATTTGTAATTTGAGTAGAGAGTCTATTAATAATATGATTCTCTACTTCATTTAATTGTGACAGGTTGTGAAATATGGATGTAAGAAAAAAATGGATAAGTAGTGACTCAAATTATTCTTCAAAAGAAGAAATTGTATCAGACGTAAAAGAAAATTTTGATATTCGTAGATATTATAGCGCAGAAGGCAAAAGTGTAACAATCGACAACACCACAACACAAGTAATAATCCAATCACATTTAAATCCTTTAAATGAAGGTAAATATGATAAGAAAATTCATATGCCAATTGAAACAGTTGTTAATACTGGATCAATAGTTGAATGGGAAGAAGATAAATGGATTATTGTAAGCAATATTGACAATTTACAAGCATATCAAACTGCAAGTATGGTTAAATCCAACAACACATTAAAATTCTACGATAAAAATTCAATTTTAAATGAGATCCCATGCATAATCTCAAAAGGTTCAATCTCCCTAGATGAACAAAAAATAATATCAACATTAGATTCAGAAATTGCAGTACAAATAAGCAATACGTCTATTACTAGACAAATTGAGATGAATGATGTGTTTAAAATTGGATTGAGGTCATCTTGGCAGGTTACAAATATTGATGATATTACTGTGAATGGGTTATTGATTTTGAGAATGGTTTATAGTGAGGTTGAACCTCTTGTTCATACTTTTAATATTACTATTCAAAATAGTGATGCCACATTATATGTAGATGATACTTTAACATTAAATATTATATGTACTGATAATGGAGTACAAGTTCTCTCCCCTACTATAATTTATTTATCAAGTAATATAAATATTGCAACTGTAGTAAACGGAGTAATCACTTGTATTAGTGAAGGGACAGCAATTATATCTGCAACATACAATGGTGTTTCAGATAGTATCAACTTAACTGTTCAAAATGAAGTGATTGCTGACAATTATACTATTGATATTACTGGATTAACAACAGTCAAACTTGGAAATAGTATTACATTGACTTCAAATGTATTTAATAATGGTATAGTTGATTTGAGCAAGAGTGTTGTATGGAATTTGAGTAATCAGGATTTGTCAAGTAATATTTATTTGAGTATTGTGAGTTATGATGGAAGTAGTGTTACTTTGAAAGCAACTAGTAATAGTGCTTATATTAATAAATATGTTGTTGTTAGGGCGAGTAAGAGTGATGATTTGAGTGTGTTTGACGAACATTTATTGCAGATTAAGAGTTTGTTTTAATTAAATTAATATTTTTGGAGGATATGTCATGTCGTGAGACACACCGCTATCCTTCTTTTTCTATGTTTAAAAGTAGAAATAAGGAGGATCAAATGGGATTAATTAGTAAAACAGCAATGACAAAATGGATGCACAATAATAAAATAAGGTATGAAGAAAGAGGATATGTTTTTACAAAATATAAAGATGAACTTGAAGTTAATATTAAAGATTTAAGTAATAGTAGTCATGTTTTAGTAAATGTTAAATGTGATTGTGGTAATTGTAAGAATCCATATTTAAAACCTATGACATGGGTGAATTATTTAACTAATGTTCATAAAGATAATAAATATTATTGTAATGAATGTGCTAAAAAATTATATGGTGGAGTAAATATACAAAAATCAAAATTGAAAAATAGTATATCTTTTAAACAATGGTGTATCGAAAATAATCGTCAGGATATATTAGATCGGTGGGATTATGAATTAAACAATTGCAAACCTAGTGAAATAAGTTTTGGAACTCAAAAAAGATATTATTTTAAATGTCTAAGAAACTTACACAATAGCGAATTAAAAAATATAAAAAGTTTTACTAGTGGTCAAAATGGATCAATGGATTGTAATGCTTGTAATTCTATTGCACAATGGGGTATAGATAATTTAGGTGAAGATTTTCTTGATAAATATTGGGATTATGAAAAGAATATAGTTTCCCCTTGGGATATCGATAAATGTTCTAATAAACATAAAATATTTATAAAATGTCAAGAAAAATATTATCATGAAAGTTATGAAGTATCACCAGATAATTTTACTAATAGTAGCAGATGTCCTTATTGTAATAATCGTAATGGTAAAATTCATAAATTAGATTCTCTTGGAACAATATACCCAGATGTATTTAAATTTTGGTCAGATAAAAATGAAAACTCTCCATATGAATATGCTCCTATGAGTCATCAATATGTTTGGTGGAAATGTCCAGATGAAAAACATGAAGATTATTATAGACTAATATCTTCTTCATCAATTCGTGATTTTAGATGTCCAGAATGCCAATGTTCAACAGGTGAGATTGAAGTTGGTAAGAAATTATTGAATAAAGAAATTTACTATATCCCACAAAAAACATTTGATGGTCTGATTGGTCTAGGTGGAGGTTTATTATCTTATGACTTTTATATTCCTAAAATAAATCTTTTAATTGAGTATCAAGGTGAAATGCACGAAAGATTTGTCAGAGGAATACATAAATCAATTAAAGACTTTGAAAAACAAGTAGAACATGATAGACGAAAAAAAGAATACGCAGAACAAAACAAATATAATTTTCTCGAAATATGGTATCAGGATTTTGATAATATAGAAGAGATTCTTACAAAAGAATTAAATCTATTAGAGGAAGTGATGCTTATGATCTAGTGTTTGTTAAGAATGTTGGAGAAACAGTAGTTAGTAGTGGATTTAGGATTCAGGTAAAGAGTTTGTTTTAGGGTGGTGATTGGGTAATTAATATAAATATTTTCAGTCTAGAGGTGGTGTATTGAAATAGAAAAATCTTTCAAATTTAAACATATAGAAAATAATCTTGTAAAGTTATTATCTCTATTGCTTGGTAGTCAAAATATCTCAAAATATATTTATCATTTAGTAGATGACCCTTTATCTGAATCTGACGTAACAGAAGACTTAATGGTAAATGGAAATATAATATTAACTCTATTTGATGAAACAGTATTAACAAATTCTCAGGTTAAAGTATTCTTAAATCCATTTAATGGTTCTCTTAAATCAATGCCACTTTCTGACATAGTTTTTACTTTAGACATAATTGTACCAAATCTCTATTGGAAGTTAAATGGTATGGGACAATTGAGACCATACAGAATAAGTGATGAATTTGCACAATTAGTTGACGGACAAAAGGTTGCTGGCTTAGGAGAAGTAAATATTACTAATTTCAAAGCATACAAAGTTAATGAAACTTACTCTGGATTAACTTTATTTATTGAAGTTAATTCTTCAACTTTAAAAGGACTGAGATAAATGGCAGAACTTAAATATATTTTTGCTCAACCTGATTATGTGGAGGGAATTGATAAAGATAATCCAATATGTATTTATCCAGTCAGATTAAAAGATTATGATAAATTTAGTGAAGTATCACATCTTTTACACATATCTAAGAATCATTTTGAAAATATAGAATATCCTTTGTTGCTATTAATTTTTAGCAGTTTGCCACATTTGCAATTAACACAAGAAGAATTAGTAAAAAAATTAGAAGATATTTTTTCCATTACAACTAGACAAGATGTTAAATTTATATCAAATGGACAAATAGAAGGATTTATAATAGGTAACTCTAATATTATCACAATTTATAATTATGAAGAAATTAGGAATATAATTCTAAAACAAAATCTAATACATGAACAAAAAATATATAAAACAAAAATTATGAATGATTGGGCACAAAAAGCTTTAAAAGCAAAACAAAAAAACGCTTCTAAAATTTTAATGGAAGATATAATTACCACTGTTTCAGTTGGTACTGGTAAAAATTATTCAGATTTGGAGAATTATACAATCTATCAGATTTATTCTGATTTTTATAGGTTAAGAAAAATGGTAGAGTATGATACAAATGTTCAATTTAAGTGTGTTGGTGCAGATTTAAAACTTGATGATTATGCTGAGGATTTAGACATTTTTCATAATCCTTATGATGATTTATTTGTTAGTTCAGATAAATTAGGTGGATTAAATAAAGCACTGAAATAAAAAGGGGGAATTATACAATGTCAAAAAAATTAGTTTGCGACGTATTTGATGCGGTTATGATCGATAATGTGGATGGTAGTGTTGCTGGAACAACTACATTACAAAGTGCAAATATTGATATAGCTGTTTCTGAAGTTGAAATTAGAGCAGGTAAAGGAAATTCTTTACAGGCCACTCTCCACGTACAACGTGATATTAGTGTAGATTTAACAGATATTGAGTGGAAACCTGAATGGATTGCTAAACAGCTTGGCACATCTGTTACTACTGGTGCAGGGGTTGGTTATGCTATGCCAAAATGGTATGAAGTAGTTGATTTAGATGGTACAGGAGCCGGAACTGCTTTGGGTTTTACTCTTGAAAAAGAGCCTTTAGCATCTGCTAGTGGACTATCTATTTATAACGAAGATGGAGCAATTATTGCGGTTACTACTAATTATACCATTGCCGCAAAAGTTGTAACAGTTGTTACTGCTGGTGTTGAGGTTGGTGATTTATATGAAGTGAGAACATATAAATATACTACTCCTGTTACTACTCAAACACTTACAATGGAAAGTGATAAATTTTCTCATGGTGTTACATTAGTTCTTTCTACTTTTGAAACAGATGAAAACGAATCCAATCCATTTGAATTGCAATATCAATTTACAAACGCTATTCCTAATGGTAGTTTCCAAATTCAGACATCATCTGAGAAAAAGGCGGCAACACAGAATTTGAAATTAAAGGTTATTAAACCAGCTACGACTACTGTTGTTGGAAAATTGCTTAGAATTCCTTTGTCTTAGTTGAGCAATAAATAATTACATATGGTTTCTTATAGGTTTGCGCGAGTTTATGAGAGTAATTAAAAGAGACTACGATTCTGATAAGTAGTCTCTTTTCCCATTTATTCCTTTAAATCAGAAAGAGGAGATGTTGAAAATGTTAATGACAAAAGAAATTGAAATAACAATCGTAGCTTTCACAGTAAAATATTATAAGAATTTAGGATATAAAATACCAACAACTATTAATGATAAAGGCAAAGAGAAATTCATATTAAATAGTAAAATAATAGTAAAGATAGAAGATTTACCACTTGGAAGTCATGAAAAAGTTCATGTAAAATGTGACTTATGCGGAAAAGATATATATCCTCATTATGATATGTATAACCGTTCGGTAAAAAAATATAAAGAAAACAATATTGATTCATGCGACGAGTGCAAAAGCGAAAAAACAAAACTTATGCAAATTGTTAGAAATAAAACCATGTTAAATGAAAATGGACATGGATATTGGTGTGATAAAGATAATTTAATTAAAGAGTTTAATAAATACTATAAACAATATGGTACATTCTCTGAAATGAATAAAAACAGTTACGGGACTTCTATAATAAATGGATTACAAAAACATGATGAAAATATTACATCAATGGCATTGCAATTGGGTTATTCAATTCAAGATTTTGGTAGAATCCCGTATGGATGGTATGATGATTTTGATATTTTTAAAGAGGATATGATTGATCTTATTAATAAATATGGTAGGTTTCCAACTTCATTAGAAATTCAAAAATGTTTAAGAATTGGTTCATTAGTAATTAAAAAACATGGTGGCATGCAAGAAATAAAAAATAAATTAAATTACGATAGAGACAATAATCTTTTAGATGATAATAATTATCACAACGCATCATCCTATGAATATATAATTGCACAATTTTTAATACATAATACCAATATAAAATATGATAGAAATGTAATTATTTCATTAGAAGATGGTAAATTTAACTGTGATTTTAGAACTATTATTGATGATAATATTGAAAATAATTATCTTTGGATAGAAGCATGGGGAGGTTATGGAGAAAGTAAATTTAAAGGAGAATATGATAAGACTCACAATATAAAAATGAACATTTATAACAAATATAGTTACAAACTCATTAGTCTATATCCAAAAGATTTTGCCAACAAATCATATGAAGAAATACAAAATATGCTCCGTGAAAAATTCAAACCTTATATGGATTTAAAATTCAAATATATAGACAATAAATTATTAAATACTAGTACATATAAAAATAGAACAGATAATGAGATTCTAGAAGAATTTATGAGTTATTCTAGTGATGGATTTTACTTCCCATCTGATAAAAATGTGCAAAAATTAAATAGTAAATTGTATACAGAAGTTTACAAAAGATTTGGAAATTTTAGCAAAATGGCAGAAAAATTTAATATGAGAGACAGGTTAAACTTCAAACCCAATGGATATTGGTCAGAAGAACGGTTGTTGGATTATTTAATTAAAATTCATAATAAATATGGTAAATTTTTATCAATGGCAAAAGTTAAAGAAAATAAAGAAGTATGTGATATTTGTAAAGAATTATACAGTGGGTTTGATAAAGTGTCAAAATATGGTGGTAAGATCCTTATGGAATTAAAATTTTTACATATTTATTTAAATAAAATTAATGATTATGATTTATTATATTTAAATAAAATAATTAAAGGGACAATTAGTATCAAGCCACAACACCAACTCCTAGCAAAACAAATCCTAGAAAAATACAATAACCAACAATTAATTATAAGTAATAGCTAAACTTATAATTACCCATCACAACATCAAAATAAGAGGAAAGACAGACAAAACCAAATTGTCTTTCTTTCCTCATTTTTTTTACTATTTCCATCCAAACCATCCAAATCCAAATAAATCACTGATTTTATACTAAATATCAACTTTTATCGGATATTTTGGCTTACGAAAGTCGCTTGTAGCAATGGATATTTTGCAAAAGATTGAATCTCATTCTTTAATTAGAATGAGATTTTATGTGTTGCAAAGTTGTGATGCAAATATATAAGTGAAAGGAGGAAATTATGTTGACGGAAAAAGAACAAGAAAGATTTGTTTATATTTACAATCCTACCCAAGCATCGTTCTATATGGAAAATGGAATTATGGCAAAATCAACAGGAGTGCATCCAGAAACAAAAAGAGTTTGGTACAAGTTTAGTTTTTCTGAGAGCACAAATGTCTATGACGCATGGTGTAGTAGAAAGAAATAATTATGAGTGAACTAATAATAAACGTAATAAAATTAAATGTGAAAGAAGGAATTTTTAATGAAAAAGAATAATAATAGCAAAAACAATGAGTTGATGATTAAAGGCAAAACTAAAGTATGTGGTATTGAGGTTCATAATATTTATGGTGGGTTTAGTGGTAATCAAAAAGTTATGTTAGCAAAAACAGTTGCAATTATTCATGATAGGGAATTAAAGCATGTAAATGAATTAATAAATAAGAATCTAAAAAACGAATATTTTAAAGTTGGAATTGATTATATTGATTTGAAAAAGTCGGTCGGTTCAAACGACTCACTTTTAGAGTTAGGATTTAATAGACAATCTATAGCTAACGCAAAAAATATATACCTTTTATCTCAACAAGGATACACGACTTTATTAAAATTACTTGATTCGGAATTAGCAATGGAACAATATAAAATAGTTGTTAGAGATTATTTTAAGTTGAGAGAGTATAAAGAATCTATACTATATCTTACTCAAGCAGAATTAGATCAATTAGTTGTTAGAAAAGATGGGATCATTAGGCGTAATAGAGAAACAAAGTCTATATCAACATTTATCCAAAATGGTGAATTACCAAATAATCGAAAATCATATTCTTCTGTTACGAATACTACATATGATATTTTATTTGGCATGTACGCAAAAGAAATAAAGGAATATTTAAATTTAAAACAACAAGATAATCTCAGAGATTTCCTTTCAACTCCAGACTTATCAGTAATTAGAGAGATTGAAGATGAAATACATTGGATGTGTAAGAAAGGTTATACTTGGAGAGAAATTTATAGGGATTTAGTAAAAGAATATCCTGATCAAATTGAACCAGTTAAAGCAGAGAAGTCTATTAAAGAGTTAAAGAAAGCAAAGAAATTTGCTATAGATAGTAATGAGTTTAAGAAGTTGACTTAGGTTTGAATTAATAGGGTTAATTAATAAAATATAATATAACAAAGGCATGACTGAATTATCGGTTGTGTCTTTGTTTGTATTTGTGATGATTTGAGTAATTGGAATTAATATAAAATTGAATTAAGGAAATTAGGAGTGAGAGATATAGGAAATCAAGTTTTAATAACTTTAGATAAAAACACATTAGATGAATATAACAAATATTACTTTGCTAAATATCCAAGAAGAAAAGTTGCACCAATCAAGAAACCTATTCCTCCTTCATTAAATGAATATATTTCTATGATTAGAATGGCTCAGAATACACTTAAAGGTAAATATAAGGAATTTTCTATTTGGTTGGCAGAACATTATAAAATAAATAATCTCAATTTAGATAATGCAATTATTACATATACATTTTACTTCAAAACTCATATAAGACACGATTTTGATAACCTTATGTTAACTCCTAAATTCTTGAACGATGGATTAGTTGAAGCAGGAGTTTTTAAGGATGACTGTGGAGAGTTTTTGAAGTTAGAATTTGATCCATTTCAATATGATAAGTTAAATCCTCGCGTGGAAATGATTTTAGAATGGTAATAAAATAAATTTAATCAATTATAGAACTCAGGCACTTCATTTATATGAGAATGAGGTGCTTTTTGTTGTGTGATTGATTATTTTGATTGATTTGCACAGATAAGTGGGATAGAATCTGCAGTTCGATAAGGGATAATTTGCCTTAATTTATCCTTTCCTCTTAATTCTCTTTTTTGGATTAAGGCAGTAATTAAAGAAACGAAAGGCGGTAATAAAAGATGTTAGAGAATATTGAATTAAAAAAGACTAATAAAATGTTTGAGGAATTGTTCAGGTATAATAAGAAATCAGGAATATACATGATAACAAATATAATTAATGATAAAAAATATATTGGACAGTCTAGAAATCTATGGAAACGTATTAGAGAGGGACACGTTGGTAAATTGAGAACAAATTTACATTATAATATTCAGAACGCTTGGAATAAATATGGGGAAGATAATTTCAAATTTGAGATTATAGAAGAATGTGTGAACAACAGTGAGTTAAAAACAAGAGAACAATATTGGATGGATTATTATAAAAGTTATAATAAGGATGTTGGTTACAATATTAGAGGAAAAGCAGACAATAATCATGGTTATTTAGAATCAGAAGAATTAAAGAAAATAAAAAGTGAGCGAATGAAAGGTGAAAACAATTATATGTATGGGAAAACTCATACTGATGAAGTAAAAAGAATTATAGCTTTAAACACAATGAAAAAAGTATACCAATTAGATTTAAGTGGAAATCTTTTAAATACATTTGAAAGTTCAACTGAAGCAAGTAATGTTTTAGGTTTATGCGCTGAAAATATAAGAGCATCTCGTCAAGAAGTAAATGCAACTTATTCTGGATACATATGGTTAGGAGAAGAACAATATAACTCACCAAATAGGGACGATATTATTCAGAGGAGAATAATAAAAAATAACGGAAGACGTAAAGCAGTATATCAGATAGATTTAAATAATAATATTATTAATGAATATAAAGGTGTACGAGAAGCACAAAGAATGACAAATATTTTTAATATTGGAAGTGTTGTCATTGGGAGGTTAAAAACAGCAGGTGGGTTTAAGTGGATTTATAAAGAAGATTATAAAAATGTAAGTGCTTAATAGACAATAAAATAAAAAGGATGGTGATAATTATTCCTAGAGAAACATTTAAAAAACAAATAACTTCTCCAGAACTAACAGCACAATTTAATCCTGAAAATGTAAAATTGGTTAATAGATTTCTAAAATACAAAAACACCTCAAAGAGCGATGGTACTGTAACTGGCTATACATCGGACTTGAATATCTTTTTCACTTGGAATTTATTGGAAAATGATAACAAGTTATTTACGGATATGAAGAAAATTGAGTTTGCAGATTTCTTTAGTTATGGAGTAGAAGAATTACATTGGAGTGCTAATAGATTTAGTAGAATTAGGTCTGCTTTGAGTTCATTGTCAGAGTTCATTGAAAGATTTTATGATGAAACATATGTTAATTATCGTAATATTGTGCTAAAAGCAGTAGATTTAATGCCAAAGTCTCCTGTTAGAGAAAAGACAATCCTATCCGAAGAACAGATTGATTATTTATTGGATCATTTGAAAAACACATTAAAAAGACCACAAGAGGCATGTCTTTTGGCATTAGCTATTAGTTCAGGAGCAAGAGTTAGCGAATTACTTAGGTTTAAAACATCTATTATTGATGAAAATAATATTGCATGGGACTTATTTTTAGAAACCTTAAAGCCAATAAAAACGAAAGGTTTTACAAAACAAGGCAAACCACTAATAAAATACATAGTGAAAGATATATTTCTACCATATTACAATGATTGGTTAATTGAAAGAGAAAAAGTTATGAAGAAATATAATATGGATCATGACTCTATTTTTATAACAAGAGATGGCAAACCTGCAACAATACATACTATTAGGGGTTGGATTGAAAAGTGGGATGATTTTATGGAAGATTCGATATATTTCCACAATTTTCGACATTATACAGTCACATATTTAACAAAAATAGGTTTAGAATCCGATTTTATTATTGAAATTATGGGATGGTCGTCAAGTGAAATGTATCGAATTTACAATGATTTAACAGCAAAAGATAGACAATGGAAAGGTTTAGATAAACTTAAAGCTCATTTAGATAATAAAGAAGTTATTGAAGAAGAGGATAAAGTTGAAGAAGATAAATAAATTATAAAAATAATAGGGATTAAAATTACAAATTAATCCCTCCTCCTTCCACCCAACCCATCATCCCCAACAAAATAAAAGGACATTTTCATAGGATATTTAACATCATGAAAGTGGCCTGTAGCAAGGGTTTTAGGATTTATAAGATTCCATAAATATAATAATTTAAAAATAATTTAAGATAGATTAAAACACCTTGAGATAATTAAGGTGTTTTTTGATGTGTCTTAAATATGACACAAAATTAGCAGGATAGACTGATCATCGAAAAACACAAGCCTTAGTGTTTCCTGCTTTTCTTTATTAAATTAAGGCAAAATAAAATATACACAATATTGAAAGGCGGTATTAAACAATGAAAATTAAATTAATTATGGACAAAGTAAATTATCAAACTAAACCCAGTACAGACATTGGAGCAATTATCAACAGAATGAAAATCGAAAACGTAAAAGAGTATTCTATTGAAGAAATTAAGAAAAGTGTATTAGATGGTAAAACTATTAGACCATCCTATTGTGGAGGGCAAGAAACAGATTGGATATCACAGCAAGTATTTATGATTGATATTGATAATAAACCTGTAAAGCCTAAGAAAATGTCTGATAATGATTATGAAATATTAACAGAACAATATCTTAAAGAAAATCATAGAACATATGAAGAAATAATTGAACATTGTAAAGAGATAAATATAATACCAAATTTCATTTATACTTCTTTTAATCATAAAGAAAACCACCATAAAATGAGATTAGTATTTGTACTAGATAAAGTTATAACTGATGAAAATACAGCAAAAAGAATATTATTATATTTAATGGAATCTATAGGGGAAGTAGATGAAACATGTAAGAATCTTAATAGAATATTCTTTGCAGGTAAAAATATAGTATTTGATTCTGGTAATATATTAAATAGTAATTATATTATAGAGTTATCTAAAGATATTGTATTAGAGGATTCTAAACCTATAAAGGTTAAAAGTAATAAAATAAATAATAATAATAAAAGTAATAATAAGGGTAAAAGTCTTATGGAAAAGTATCCTAAACTCTATAATAAAGATTATAAGATTAAGGATATTGTGAGAGGGTTAAGGGTGACTAATATATATACTTATAGAAGTTACTCCTTTAATTTAATAGTCACCCTTTCTCAACGGTTCGGAAACCCCTCTCGCGCCAAGGTTTTAGGCAATCCCAAACCTTCTTCCTCCATAAAAGAGAGATATAATATTAAAGCATTGATAAATAGGGAAGCAGAATATTTACAAACTAGTTTAAATTGCGATCCTATAGTTTTTGATAATAAGGAAGATTTTTGGTATCACATTTATTATAACATTAATATGGCTGAATTATTAGAGTTTAAATATCCTTCATCAGTTAAATGTCTATTTCACAAAGATAGTAATCCGAGTGCAAGTATATTTCAAACCAATGAAGGAAAATGGCTTTATAAATGTCATAGTGGCAAATGTGGAGTATCCATGAATACCAAACAATTGATTGAAAAACTAGGTGGTTTTAAGAGTGAATATAGAGCAATAGAATTTATAAAGACTATCTTTAATTTATCTATTAAAGAAACTCAATGGAGTATTGAACAAAAGACAAATCTTGATTTAATTATTAATACTATGAATTTAAATAAGTTTATGGATTTATGTCCTCAAACAGATAAAAATATAAGATATGTTAAAGAATTATTTTTAGTAATGGCAGGTATCGCACAGAATAATATTTATGGTGAAAATTATATGAACTCAGATGGAGATGCTGTATTCTTTGTTTCATTAGGAGAATTGGCTAGAATTACTAAAACGGCAGCAAACAATCTAAAAAGAATAAGTCAAAGACTTGCTGTTTTAACTTATCACGATTTAATAAGAAAATTAGATGATGATAAAATTCCTCCAAAAATGCTTGCTAAAGCCCAAGCAATTGCTATAGCAAATAAAACAACACAGAGAGTAAGTTTTTATTCTATCCCCTCATGGGTATTTGATCAACTTAACAATATTGAATCCCAAGGAGTTAAATGGAAACAAAATGGATATACAGTAAAAGGTACTTCATATGAGATGTTTTATAGAACAGAAGGGTTAAAAGTTGCTCAAAATATTTACCCTCAATACAAAAAGGTTGCTTCTAAAGATATTGATTATAAAACAGGAGAAATTATAGAATCTGTTAAAGACAGAACAACAACTAAGAAAAGTGATGAAAGAGTTGAAAATATCGTTTCTGTGGTTGAGAAATTAGTGGGAGAAAATAATTATACAACTGAAAAAGAAATTGTATTATATTTATCTGAAGAGTATAAATGGGAAGTCACCGAAATTCAGTTGCGTAAAATGAGAGGTGAGCTAGAAAAGTTAGGATACATAAGGATTAGAGCAAATAAAGAGTTAAAAGAAAGATATTCTGTTCAGAGTAATGGGTATCCAGTGATTATTTGTAAAGATGAGAAGAATTAAAAATTTATTTTTATCTATCTTTAATATATCATAACAAAAATCCAATCTCAATTAATCTACAATCAAATCACACGCACTACAATCGTATGTGTTGAGTCAGAATTGATTGTTGATATATTTGTATGGGTCTGAATAATTTTGAGTTATTAGATGGATTAAATTAATAAAAGAAAAGAGACTCTAGTGGATTAGAGTCTCTATAATAACACAATATTTACTTATTAGTTATTGCACAAACTCGACTTCATGTAATCTATACATTTCTTTTACTAATACATTCACCTCATTTTCGTACAATTTACACGCAATGGCAAATAATTCATCAATTTTACCTATTGTTTCTATGTATTCTAATTTATTTCTAAGTTGTGGAGTATGAGTTTTATTGTAAGAATTTAGTCTAGCATCTAATGATAGATGATTTTTTAGTTCGTAAGTTTTATATAACTCTTTCCACCTATCGTGAAAATTACTACATTTCATAACAACTCTATTAAGTATTTGTCTTTTATCAGCAAGTGTCATATCATCGATTAATCCCTTAATAATATCGCCTTTGTGACCTATATCAATTTTTTGTTCTTCAATAAGTTTATTTTGAGAATTTACAATTGCCAAAGTTGACTTAAACAATAATTTAATATGATCATCTGCAAATGGTAAATATGTATCAATAAATTGTTTTTCGTCAGCAACGAATCCTCCTGTCTTACGAATTGTAGGAAGAACATCATGAGTAACCCATCTTTTATATTCTTTTGCTTCTGACTTTCTACTTTTTAATATGAGTGAATATAATCCAGGTTCGCTGATTATGATCATTTCTTGATCTCCTCCATGGGTACTGACAATGTCAGTGTCCTTTTCATCATCATCTAATCCACCATCTTTATAAGAGTTACCATCTTTGTCTTTGCGATATCTTCCATTTACAGATGTACTTGTATCAATATCTAAGATAGAACAAACATCATTTGCAACAAACCAAGGTTCTCCATTTTTATTAATAACTCTCATTTTCCCAAATTTTTCACTTGTAAATACTTGCAATTCAGTTGTCATGTTTTATTATTCCTTCTTTCAATTATTAATTTATTTTTGTATTATTACGACTTACAAAGTTGTCGGGATTTTCACCTTATGTATCTAATATCTCAGGCCCATCTCTAATAATAATTATCACTTCCTTTCTATATTATATTTCCTATTTGTATCCCTTCATCATTATACATGGAGAAGTTTGATTTGTAAAGTGAGAAATAAAATTATTTGACAGATTGTTTGAGATAATATATAATAATATTGTAGCAACTGTTCTATTTTTACTCCTTTATACATATGTTTTGATTTTTGATAGGCATATGGGCAATGTGGTATAATAGAGGGATAAGGAGTGATCAGAATTATGATAATTAAGACTACTATTAAAAAAATCAAGATTCCTACTAATACCACTGGTCTTAAAATATTATGCGACAGATATCAAATAAATCTTAAATTAGATGGTAGAAAAATACCTTGGTTAGTTGAAAAGTTTAATGAGAATGGATTCAAGATAGAATATAAAGCACTTGTTCAACTTTTAAACAATCGTAGTGATTGGAGATTAATTTATGCTGTGGGATTATGCCAGATATTTGAAGCAAAAATTGGAGATTTGTTTTATTTTGAAAATGATCAAGAGGAAAGAATAGATATAGATTTTGTTTAGTAGACATGGATACTAATAATATCATTTTATGTATTGACGGAATCACTTTCTCCATCTATAATATTATTAAGGGGTTGATAAACAATCGGCCTCGAAATATTAAAGTAGAGGAGAGTTACATAAACATGACCAAAGCATATGTAATTAAGGATACCAATGGGAATTATGGTGGTAAACTAAATATTTTCTCCAATGCAGAAACTGGCAGAGGAGATTATAAGTGGAGTTATTACTCAACTTCCTATCCTTTTAGTTGGTACGAGGTTGATTGTGATAATTGTGATGAAATTAATTTAGAATTGCAGAATGAGATTAGAAAATTAAGAGAAATTAATTTATTAGCAGGATTTGATTTAGACTGGATGGTTGAAGAGTTTGAGAGTCGTGAGGATGTTGTAGAATCATTTGTAAGGGGTAGAGATTTAGGTTATGGTAGTAGTGATAGTTTTGTTGTGATTAAGAGCATTAAGAAGGGTTGTGTGGGTTCTAGTAGGAAAATGTTGAGGGAGATTAGAGATAAGTATAAAAGGATGGATAAGGATAAAGGTGATGAATACATAGCAAAAAGTGAGTTGGTTTAATTATGGGTAAGTTGATAGTGTTTCCTTGTAGAGATTATTATGAGGAGTATGAAGATTATTATAATGAAGAGTTTGAGGAACAAGGTTATGGTGAGGAAGTTTTAGTTAAGGAAAATTGGTTTAAGGGATTTGTTAGGAAATGCTTGATGTTTGTTTTGATGAGATTGTGATTATTTTGGTTTGAAAATTATGGGGAGCTTATTCTCCCTCTTTTTAAATATCATTATTTCATTTCATTACACTTTATGGTAAAATGTGTATGAAAGAGGGTGCTGTATTGTTAAGAACAAGAACACCAAAAAAGAATATTCGTCGCAAGAAAGTGAGGTGTAAATCACTAGTGAAATACGAGTATAAAAAACCAATGACTTGTTTAAATGACATTAAGATTATAGTTCAACAATCTATGAAAGAAAAAGGAATTACTCCAGAACAAGCAAGAAAGTCTATTGGAATTAAAAGATATGAAAAATAAACGAAAGGTACGTCCAAGGGTAGTTATTGATACCAATATATTTCTAAACTCTTGGATAGATGATTTTGGTAGTTGTAATTATATTTTAGAATTAATTTTTATTAATAGACTAAGATTATTATTTTCACAAGATACTATTGGAGAATTAATTTATGTTGCTAAGAAGTATGCTATCAAGAATATGAGTAGTGACAAATCTAGAATTCCTTTTATGCAAAAATTAGCGGAAATGTTTTATTTGGCAACATCCGTTGATACTTCAGACACATTATGTCCAAAAATTAATGATATTTATGATGAGATGTTTCTGAAGTGTGCAATTGAGGGAAAAGCTAATTATCTTATCAGTAATGATTTTAGAAGTGGTATGCATGTATTAGGGACGAATAATAAAAATGATATTAAGATAGTTAGTTCTCAGGAATTTATTAAGATGTATGAAGAGTTGTTGGTTGGATAGGTAATTTATTTTGAGAATAATATTATATATTTTAAAGATTTAGAGAAGAATCCACTGGTTTTTGTGGGTTCTTTTTGTGATTTAAAGGGAGTTCATATTGAACTATACTAAATTTAATTTGATAGTTTTAGCAAATTATTGGACGCTTTGATTTGCTATTAAATATTTTTGAGAGAGTGATCTACTCCTATGGTTCACTCTCTATTTTTGTGTGTAAAAATTTAAGTTCGATAGTTTTACTAGCAAGAGATAGTGGAAGTAATTACCCACTATTAGATGTAACTCGCACATCGTTCTTGCTAGTTTTATATTTTTATGGGCGAGTATACCAAAATCAAAATAAGAAAGCGAGATGTTTATTGATGGAAAATGTTAAGACAAGTGTTGAGACAAAGGTTTGTAAAGTTTGTGGCAAGGAGAAACCAGTTGGTGAGTATTATAAACATACAGAAAAGACAACATGTAAAATCTGTGTATGGTCTAGTAAACATGAAGATTTGAACACCATAAATGAATTATCCAAAGAGGAAAATATGATTATCCTAGACAATATATTAAATGAAAAAGTAAAATTTATGAATGAATTTGAAACTATATTAAATAAACCATTAAGAGAAATACTTTTAGCAATACAATTATTAAATATTAGAAATATAAAATTACCAGTAAATAAAGAATGTGATGTATGCTATAAACCTGCTACTTATAAAATTTCTGAATATCTTAAAAGAACTAATTATTTCTGTGGTCAAGAATGTCACGACATTTTTCAAAGCAATTCTTATGGATGTAAAGAGCATCATCAAAAGTGTGGAAAATGCAATCAAGAAAAACATTTTGATGAGTTTAGTAAAGATACTGAAACAAAATACAAAACTACTTGTAAAGTATGTGACGCTTTATCTAAAAGAGATATAATTTATGATGATATTTTTACAGAAGATATTGTTAATATAATCTTTGATAATATATTAAATAATAAAGTAGATTCAATAAATAAATTATCCTTATTAATAAATATAGAATTAGATTTTTTGATTCCTTTTATTAAGTTGATTAATATTGGGGGAAAATCAATAAAATTAGAATTCAAATGTCCTATTTGTGGAATAGACGTATTTAGAATATTTTCTCAGATGGAATATAATGTTGATCATTATTGCAGTAAAGAATGCTATGATATAGGACAATCGGAAGAAATAGAAATGTTATGTAAATGGTGTGGTGGTAAATTTAATAAAACTCCAAGAAAAGGACAAGAAAACTACTTTTGTTGCCATGAATGTTCTTCTAAATATCTTGCTATAGAAAGAACAAAAGATTTAGTAGTTAAAATTTGTGAGAATTGTGGGACTGAGTACGAAGTAAGAGAATGCGAAGCAAAAGATAGGAGATTTTGTAGCAATAAATGCGTAGGTGACTATTTTACAGGAGAAAACAATGCTAAATGGGTTGAAAGATTAAAAGTAACATGTGATTGGTGTAAAACAGAGTTTGATGAAACTGAGAATAGTTACAATAGGTCTAAAAATCATTTTTGCAGTAAAGATTGTGCTCGCGCACATTATACTAATGTGTTTTCTCAAACTCCTGAGTGGAAAGAATTTATGAGAATAGAAATGGTTAATAGGTTGTCAGATGGCGTGTTTTCTCACACTGATACAAAACCTCAATTGATAGTTAATGACATATTGAAGGAGTTAAACGTAGAAAATGAAAATGAGTATAATTGTAAATATTATGCCATTGATAATTATTTGAATAAATCTAATCTGATGATTGAAGTAATGGGGAGTTTTTGGCATACGGATCATCGAATATTTGATAAAATAAATTATCTTTCTCAAGCAACTGGTATTAGTAAAGATAAAGCAAAGAAAACATATATTAAAAAGTATTATGATGATATAGATATATTGTATCTTTGGGAATATGATATAAATAATGATAGAGAATTATGTAGAGAACTGACAACATTATACATAGACAATAGTGGTGTATTAGATAATTATCATAGTTTTAATTATCATCTAAATGATGGCGTTTTAACAATAAACGAAAATATTGAAATTCCATATATGGACTATGATATTGAAGACCTAAATAAGATAATCGATCTGTCTGTCAGGGAGGCTAGAAGTACATATCAACCAGAAAAACATATTACATATAATTGTGAATATTGTGGCACGGAAACATCTTGTATGTTAACACAGTATGATAGAGTAGGTCATCATTTTTGTTCAAATAAATGTAATACAGCTTATTATGGAGCAAAGAGATCAAAATCAAAACAACTATGCAATGTTTGTGGTAATAATATACCTCATAAGAATGGTTTGTGCAAAGTTTGTACATATAAAACTACTCATGATATGTTGTATTCTGAAATATGGACAGAAGAAATAGCAGATATAATTTTAAATAATGTTCTATATAAGAGGATTGAGTATTTAAATGAATTGGAGGAGATATTAAATATACCATTAAAGGATATATGTGAATATATGAAATTAATAGGTTGTGTTACTACATTAAGAGCACAGAAAATATGTTTACAATGCGGTGAAGAATTCACTTTACCCATGAACAGAATTATAAGTGGCAAGGATAAATTTTGCTCTCCAGAATGCAGTCAATTATCCAAAAGAGATAGAATTAAATTAAATTGTGAATGTTGTGGAAAGGAAATAAGCAGAACACAAAGTCAATATGATAAATCAAAAAATCATTTCTGCTCTCATGAATGTTCTGATAAGTGGATGAAGGAAAATAGAGTATCTACTAAGATTGACAAAGTATGTGAAATTTGTGGAATAGATTATCAGGCAGTTCCATCTCAATCTGAGTCAGTAGTGTGTTCTAGAGAATGCCAAGGTAAGTGGCAATCGTTACATTTAGTTGGAGAGAATGCAAATGGATATAAAGGTAATAAATAAATGAATGAAAGAAGGAATATAAACATGGCAAGTAAAAAATTAACTCTATCTGCAATTAAAAAGGATAATGCAAAATTTAATGAGAAAATGACAGTTCAAATAAAAGATGGAAAATATGAAATAATTGTAAATAAATATTTTAAAAAAACAGATGCGTCAAAACTCTTAGGTGACTATATTACAATTACCGAGCAATTAATTGAAAGCGGAGCAGACGTTGATATAACTTCAAATGACATCTTTCTCTTTCAAATCTTATTAATAAAATATATGACAAATATACCCTTGCCTGAAGATGGATTAGAGTTAATTGCATATATTCAGGAATTAATTAATGCAGAAGTTTTAAATGAGATTTTCTTAGCGTTACCTCAAGAAGAAGTAGAAAAGGTTCAAACTTGGATTAATGATTCGTTTAAAAATATGCCTCAAGTATTAGAACTAATGAAACAACAACAAAATTTTGGATTAGAGCAAGAGGAGATTCCAATTGGGAATATCTGATAAGATTAGCAAAATGCTAAATTCAACTGCTTTTCTTTCAATGGTAAAAGATATAGAGGCAGAAGCAACACAAGACCTTAGAGATGCTGTATTAAAATATCACTACCAAGCATATGATCCAAAGGAATATGAGAGAACTTTTCAGTTTTTAAATTCCATTAGAAGTGAACTTATTGTAAATGGTTTCAGTATTGAAATGAGAATATTCTTTGATGAAAATTTAATGAGTCATAAAAGTGTTGTAGATGGGGATGGTACTTATGTACCTCCTCTACTCTATTTTGGTCATACTCAATCTGGTTATGAAGGAACAAATGATTATTTTCATGATTATCCAGGAGATCGTAGATGGTTAGAAGAAACAGCAGAAAAAATAAAACAAAAAGTGAATATTAAATTCAAAAGAGCCGTAACAACAATTATTACAAATAAAAATTACAGATAATAATATTTTAGTTATAATTTCCTTTTGTTTCTGGTATAATAACCTTATAATTAAATCAAAGGAGGGTGAATCAATTGATAAAAAGTAGATATTTAATTTACTTAATTGTTGTTTTCTTATTGTCTATAGTAGGTGGCTGTGGGGACAAAACTTCAGCAAAGTCAAATTATAATCCTACAGTGACGCAAGATAAAATAGAAAAAGATTTGAAAGAATTAACATCAGCAACTAATGACGTAATTGATTATGAACTTAGTAAAGATAATCATACATTGACATTATATGTTACAGACGCAATGAAAGTGGGGACTTATCAACAAAAGAAAGATTTGCTAAACAAAATGGCAGAATACTTTAGTTTGACTATAAGAGAATTTGATCAAAGTGCAGTAAATGTTTATGTAAAATCAAATTCTTCTAAGCAATTACTTTACTATTATGAAGGTGGACTCATAGGGGTTAAATAAGTAAAAATTTATATTAAACTCCCTCTTTTTATTAAAGAGGGTATTTTTATGCCCTAAAATAAAGAGAGGTGAATAATTTGGCTAGTAATGATGATATGTTTGGAATAAAAATTAAAATATCGTGGACACCACAAGACTTGACTAAACAGATTCAAGATATACAGAAATATATAACGGCAAATCACAAATTAAATATAAATTTAAATCTTAATGAAAATACATTGAAGGGGTTAGAAAGATTAAGTCAACTTTCCAAATCTGCTGCAAAAGAACTTAATGCAATAAAAGCCCCAATGTTTAATCTTGATAATCCAAATCAAGAAGCACAGAAATATATTGGAACAATAAATAATTTAGTTTCTACTTTTCAAAAGTTCAAAGGCCAAACATCTGTAGTATATGACGAATTTGGTAAGGTAAGTTTAAAAGTTGATACAGCAAGTGGTGCTATTAAAAGATATACATTGCAATGGGATGAACTAACTCAAAGACTTTCAAGAACAAATATGAAAAATAGCGATAATTCTAATGTTAATATTGAAAGAGAATTACAATTACGCCAAAGACTAAATGCACAAATACAGAGCAATGCTGATTCTTTAGAACATTATCTAAGAATACAACAAATGAATTTAAACTCTTCAATGAGTAGATTTGAAACTCAAAGAACTGGATTATACAATGTAGACGAGTTAAACAATTTAAGAACTAGATTAAATCAATTAACTCCAACAACAGAAAATCTACGAAGAAATGTAGGGTTATTAAGAGCAGAATTTAATAGTTTAAATACAACTGCTATTGCCAATGGTATAAATACCGTAAATAGAAATGCGATGTCTCTAGGAGAAAGTCTAAAACTTGTAGCATTTAAAATGCTTACGTGGCTTGGGATGGGAAATTTAATTTTTGGAACTATTTCCCAAATAAAATCTGCAGTGGTTTTTATCAAGGATTTAGATTCTGCCATGATAAATTTAAAAAAGGTTACTAACGAGACAGACATGGCCTACAAAGAGTTTGAAAGTGATTCTTCTAATTTAGGTAAATCTCTTGCCAGAACAACTATTGAAGTAATAAAAGCTACTACGAATTTTGCAAAAATGGGTTATACATTAAGAGAAGCAAAAGAACTTGCAAAAGAAGCTTTAATTATGCAAAACGTAGGAGATATTGAAAATGTTGATAAAGCAACTCAATATTTAATTTCAACATTAAAAGGTTTTGATCTTCAGGTAAGTGAAAGCTCGAAAGTAATCGATATTATGAATGAAGTGTCGAATAAACACAGTATTTCTGTAGATGGGCTAGGAAGTGCATATGAACGATCTTCTGCGGTAATGGCACAGGCCGGAAATACAATCGAAGAAACAACTGCACTTTTAACTGCAGCAAATGCCGTAGTTCAAAATCCAGAAAAAGTAGGAAATGGATTTAAAACTTTGGCACTTAGGCTTAGGGGTGTAGATGAGGAATCAAAAGATGTATTTCCTAAATTAGAAGCAGATTTGGATGCTGTCGGAGTTCAAATAAGAAATGTTGATGGTGGCTTTAGAAGTACCTATAATATACTCAAGGATTTTTCAAAAGTCTATATGGGCATGGACGACATGAGTAGAAGTAAACTTCTAGAAGATATGGGTGGAAAATACCAAGCAAACGTTTTAGCAGCCACTCTTCAAAACTTTTCCGAAGCTGAAAAAACAATGGGAGACGCATTAACTTCCGTAGGGTCCAGTGCAAAGGAAAATGAAGTATACTTAACTTCAGTAGAGGCCAAGGTTAAACAATTTCAAGTCAGTCTTGAAGAACTTTACAAATTATTTTTCTCTTCTGATTTACTTAAAGGTGGAATCGGCGTTCTTGGTGGTTTAGTTAGTTTACTAAATGGTGTTTCTTCAATTTTTGGAGGCATACCAGCATTAGCAGGAGCAAGTACAACTGCGATATTGATATTCTCTAGTGCTCTTAGAACATCTGTTTATGAAACAATAAGGTTAAAGGTTAAACAATATGGTTTATTGCGATCAATTCCTGTTTTGTGGTTAACTGCGACTGGTGGGGTTAGGGGTTTTTCTGGGGCATTGGCTTTTTTAAGAGCAGGATTAACCTCAACAAGAATTTCTGTAATTGCATTACAAGCAACTATGACATTGGGATTAAGTTTGGCAATTACAGGCGTAATTACATTGGTTCAAAAATTAGTAGAGCATTTAGGTAAATCTAAAGAATCTATGGAAGAACAATCTCAATCTTTCAAAGATATATTGAGTAATTTAAGCAATATTAGTACAGATTATTCTAAAGCAAAAGAATTAGTAGATGCATACGGTAAATTATCTGGCGTAACTGATAAAACAGTTGATCAAAAACAAAAAATTATTGAGATACAACAACAGTTAGCTCAATTATTCCCATCTCTTGTTAGTGGTTATACATTAGAAGGTCAGGCAATTATTAATGTTGATTCAAAATTGAGTAATTTCCTTGATAAAAAGAAAGAAGAAATAGATTTAGAAACTAATCGTCTTTCTTCTCAATTTTATCAAAATCAATCAACTTGGATACAGTCAATGGTTGTTTCCCAAACAGAATTAAATAATTTAAAAAAAGAGCAAAATGATATACAAAGCAATATAGATAATGTAAAAACCAATACTAGTATGTCTGAAGATGTTAAAGAATCATATTTAGTAGGTTGGTATGAAAAATTTGATGCAGTTAGTGAAAAGATTTCTACTACTCAGAGTAAATTAAATGAAGTTAAATCAACTTATGACCAAGGATTAACATCAACAGTTAAGTATGAGTTGGAGTCATTAAAACTATCTAATGATGTTATAAATAATTTTTCGGATAATTATTTATCTTTAATTGAAACATTAAAAAATGGTGGAAACGACCCTTCTGTAACTTTAAGAGGAATATTTGAATCTATTAAAAAAGATACAAATATTCAAAATGTATTTAGAAATTGGACAGACGCTCAAAATAAATACAAAGAAGGAACAATTAAAGCCACAGAAGTTGAAAAACTACATAAAAAAGCGATTGATGATTTAACTGAATCTCTTAAAAAATCTAACCCTGAATTAAAACCAGAAGTTATTGATTCAATTGCACAATCATTTATTTTGTTGGGAAACACTACTTCAAAAGTTAATAATTCTATTTTAAACATCTCCAAAACTCTTGATGATGTCAACGAATCTACAGAAAAATATCTAGACAACTCAAAAGACCTTGCATCAACAGTAGCAAAAATGAATGATGGTCATAAAATGACCACCGAAGAATTATACAAGCTCATAAAAGCACATCCAGAACTCGCATCTGCTATGGTTAAAGAAAACGGTTTATATACAATACAAAAATCTGCCATAGAAAAAGTAATGGAAGCTAATGATAAAGCATTTAAGAAAAAAATAGAACAAAACAAAAAAGAATTAGAAGATTCTGAAAATCTATTAAAGAAAAAACTATACTTTTTTGGAGAAGAAGTTGGTGGATTAAAATCTGTTGCAGAGATGAGAGCAAAATCAGAAGAACAATTTAATGGTGCTTCCTCTTTAGCAGATCCAGAAACAAGAGCTATACGTCAAAAAAATTCTTCTATTCTCGATGAAATGCAATCAATAGAAGATGCTCTAAAAGGTATTGATGTTTCTAAACAAATAACTCCAAAAGACCTTATAGCATCTGCTAATCCAGATTTAAATAAAACATCTAAAGAAATCTTCGAAAATGTTACTGGCCCCTATGCAGAATTAATTCGTGCTTCTGCAAAACAAAACGGTATTTCTGCTACACTCCTAGACGCTCTAATCAAACAAGAATCTGGATTTAGAGCAAAGATTGTTTCGCCATCAGGTGCAGTAGGATTAACCCAATTAATGCCTTCGACCGCTAAATCATTTGGAGTATCTAATTCCTATGACCCTGCACAAAATATAGAAGGGGGAGCAAAATATCTCAAACAACAATTAGATAAGTTTGGGGGAGATATATCACTTGCCTTAGCAGCTTATAATGCAGGGCCAGGAGCAGTTACTAAGTATGGCAATAAAATCCCTCCATATGCCGAGACGCAAAATTATGTAAAAACTGTATTGGGTGATTATAATGCTCGTAAAAGCAATGAAACAGCGGTTGCAGAGATAGGCGATAAGAAAATATCTGACCCATCCTACACATCACCAATTGATGCCCTAATAGCAGAAGCAAATGCACAATCTCTCCTAACAGCAGAGCGCAACAAATCCCTCCAATCAGAAATAGATCAGGCAAAGTCATCAAAAGATTACTCATTAGTCCTCTCTAAATCAACAGAACTAATGAAAAATCAATCCCTTGAACTCCAACAACTCTCCACAGCAAGAGACAAAATAAATGCCTTAAAAGACACATCTATTGCTACATCTCCATTTGGCGATACTTCTCGATGGTACAATGATGCAAATGAAGCATCCACTCAATATGTTTCAGAATTAAATGCTCAAACAGCAGAAGTTCAAAAGCAAATGGAGTCAACCTTTACAACTATGCAAAAATTACGAAAAGGTTGGCAAGATAATAAAAAATCTGCAGATGATCTAATTATTAGTCAGAAAAATCTCAAACAATCTCTCCAAGACATAATTTCCACCCAAGCAGATGAAGCAGTAGCGGCTTTTAAACAATCCCTAGAAAATCAGAAAAAACTAGAAGACGAAGCATATGATATTAAAATAAAAAAGATGGATACTGCTCATCAAAAAGTTTTAGATAATCTAGATGAAGAATTAAAAGCACAAGAAGATTCAATTAATGCACAAATTAAAGCAATAGATAAACTTGCTGACGCAGAAGATTATAATAAAAATCTTAAAAAATCTCAAGGTGAAGCACAAGGGCTTCAGAATCAGATTAATTATCTATCCTTAGATACATCAAATGAAGGTAAAGCTCGTACAGCAGAATTACAAGCTCAATTAGATGAGAAGAATAGTTCAATTGATGATATGCAATCTGATCACACTAATGACCTTCGCAAACAGAATTTACAAGATCAATTAGACAGCATCAAAAAAGTATTTGATGCTCAGAAAAAATCTGAAAATGATGCATATGAATTAAAGAAACAAAAATATTCTGATGAGAAGAAAATAGCAGATGATAATTATACTGCAATGATGGCAAGCGAACAAACATTTGCTGATCTTAGGAAAGCAATTATTGATGGAAATATAGTTGATATTCAGACTGCATTAACAAAATTCTCTGATGACTATACAAAAGACTTAACAACAAAAGCCAATCAAATTGATGCTAGTTTTAAGAATATAATTGATACAATTAATCAGATTAAATCTGCATCAGATAGTATTCCATCATTAGATGGTTATGCTAATGGAACAAAATCCCATCCTGGTGGCCTTGCAAAAATATCTGAATTAGGCCCAGAATTAGTAACAACTCCAGATGGACATTCATTCCTTAGTGGGAATAATGGCCCAGAAATCGTAAATTTACCTAAAGATTCAGAAGTTCTTCCTGCAGATTTAACAAAAAAAATGCTTAATAAGTCTAGTATACCTTCATATGCAACTGGAATAGGAAATATAAGCTCTAATGGTATTTTGTCAGATATTTTATCAAAAGTAGATATATCTAATTTGCTTAATTCTGTATCATTGCCATCATTTTCTGTTCCACAGTTTCAAGCACCGCAATTGGCGAATAATATAAGTACATCAACAACTAATAATTTGAATCCGGTATTCAATATAACAGTCCCAAAAGGTACAACAAGATCACAAGTAAAAGAGATAGCAGATGGAGTTTTTAAAGAGTTCTCAAAAATGATTAAGAAGTAAATTTATTAAAGTGGAGAGTAACTCAATTCTCTCCACTTTTTATGTATTCAAATAAGAAAATTTTAAGAGCAGATATATTGGAAGTCGCGATCCGATGAAAAGTGTTCCTCAAGCACTTCTGCTCTTTTTGCTATGCAATTTTTGAGGTAATGACCCAATTAATTTGAGGAGGTTGAAAATAAAATATGAGTAGAAAGTTCACAGTCGAAGAAGCAGAAATGTTTCTAAAAAATTTAGGTTATAAATTAATTGGTAGAGAATATTTTAGAAATAACCAAAAATTAATATTTAAAGACAAAGAGGGATATTATTATTTTGTATCTTTAAATAGTTTAAAATCAAAACATATCCCAAGTAGGTTTAATATAGCAAACCCTTATACTATATACAACATAAAATTGTGGGTTAAATTAAATAATAAAAGTTATAAATTGGTCGATATTACATATATAAGTGCAATTATAAAATTAAAATGGCAATGTTTAAAGGAAGGTTGTGGTGAAATATTTTCTGCAAGTTGGAATCAAATATTTGCAGGAAAAGGGTGTGGCGTTTGTGATGGTAAACAAGTCGTCTTATCTAATTGTTTAGCAACAAAAAGGCCAGAGTTGATTCCCGAATGGCACTCCACAAAGAATGGAAATCTAACCCCTTATGATTTTGCTGAATATTCTAATAAAAAAGTATGGTGGAAATGTCGATATAACTCTAAGCATGAGTGGAAATCTGAAATTTCAAATCGAACAAATATGAATTGTGGGTGTCCATATTGTTCTGGATTATATCCTTCAGAGGATTATAATTTACTATTAGATAATCCTAAACTTTGTGAAGAGTGGGATTATGATAACAATAAAAAATTTCCTACAGAATACACTCCCCACAGTGGAGAAAAAGTTTATTGGATATGTAGAGATTGTGGCAACAGTTGGGAAGCATCTATTGCTCATAGAAATAACGATAGATGTTGCCCATCATGTAGAAAATCAAAAGGAGAAAAGAGATGTAAGGAAGTTTTTGATTTATCAAATATTTACTACATACCACAAAAAACATTTGATGGATTAATAGGTTTAGGTAATGGTTTATTATCATATGATTTTTATTTACCTAAATATAATTTATTAATAGAATACCAAGGTCAATATCATGATGGAACAGCAGGTAATCAAACTCCAGAAGAATTTATAATACAAGTCGAGCATGACAGACGTAAGAAAGAATATGCTTTAAACAATAAATATAATTTTTTAGAAATTTGGTATAAGGATTTTGATAATATTGAAAATATTTTAGATAAATACCTTAATCAATTGGAGGTGAAAATTAGTTAATGCCAATTTCAGAATCACTTTACATACTATTTAATAATATAAATTCACAAGATTTTGATATAATTAACATACATATAGACTCTGGTCTTTATCAAGAAACTTTCATTCCTGACAGAACAATTAAAGAAACAAAAGTAAGAAATAATCCAATTCCATTTTTTCAAGGGGTTGAAGACTCGTCAAGAGTGATAAACTGCTCTTTAGCTTTTAAGGAAGGATTTGATGAAGATAAATTACGTTCGGTAAAACGTTGGTTAACAACTTCCTATTATTCTCCATTGATTTTTTCTGAATCACCAGACTATATTTATTATTCTTTATGTACCAATACATCTGATTTATTACACACTGGAAATGGTAATGGATATATAAATGTAGAATTTCAATGTGATTCAAATTTTGTATACTCCCCAGTTTATACTTCAGTTTTATACGACTTCTCAATAAACAATTTATCGCCTGTAATTCAATTTATAAATAATGGAGATGTTGATTGTAAACCAATGTTGTCTTTGCAAAAGGTAAATGATGGTAATATAGCAATAATTAACTTATCTGATGGGGGAAAAGAATTTGGTTTAAGAAATCTTTTAAATAATGAAGATTTATATATTGATAATGAAAATGAAGAAATTGTTACATCAATTCCAAATACATATCGTTATGATAATCAAATAGGTGAGTTTCTTAATATGAAAAGAGGAATTAATAATCTTCAAATTTTTGGGGATTGTAAATTACAATTTCGATATCAATTTAAGAATCTATAAATAAATTAAAATACCATATAGGAAGGTGAAAATAAAATATGTTTTTAGATATTGACCTGTCTCTTGCTACACAAAAACCTAAATTATCTCTTTGTAAACCAAATAAAACAAAAATATGTAATCTTCCAGAGGCATATTATCCTAATCTTGAAATAAATATATCAGATTTAGATACACTCTCATTCTCTTTACCTTATCATATCACTAAAAATCATCAACTTCAACGTAATCCTCATATATCACAACTGCATAATCGCTATTTAATTAAATTAATTCTAGGTGATTATATTCAATGGTTTATAATTACTAGTCCAATTCCCACTTCAGATGATGATTCTGATTTTCTTGAAGTAAATTGTGTTTCCTTAGAAAATGAATTGAATAATAAACGAGTTCGTAACTTTACTTGGAATGCTGTTAAATTATCAGAATTAATGAATGGTTATTCAAGAGATACAACTATTAATAATATAACTACTACAAATACTGTAGATGGATTACTTAAAGGAACTTTGTGGACTCTGGGTAATGTACCTACTTCTATTGAAACTATATATAGGTCTTTCGAAGGGATTACTAGTACAAAATTAGATTTTATAAGAAAAAATATATGTGATAAATATAAATTAATTTCTAAATTCGATACTGCAAATAGGGTGATTAATTTTTATGAAACTGAAGCATTTGGAGAAAATGATGGATTAAAAATAACAGATAAAAATTATCTGCGCACAATCACACAAACTGAAGATGATGAAGATTTTTGCACAAGATTAAATGTTTATGGAAAAGATTCATTATCCATTCAAAAAATTAATCCGATAAACAAACCCTTCATTGAAGATTATAGTTATTTCCTTTATCCTTTTATTAGAGATGATGAAAGAAATGTTATAGTTTCTTCTAATTGGATGTCTGACGAATTATGTCATGCTATTTTAGATTATAAAGAAGCTTTATCTCAAAATGCAATAGGTCATACTCAATTATTAGAACAATTATCTGTATTACAAATAGAGTTAACAAATTTGGAAAATGAAATGACATTATTAACAGATGCAATGAAGGAAATTGATGATTTAATTGAAGATGCTCAAAATAATGGACAAAGCACAACAACCTTAGTTGCTGAAAAAGAAATATTACAAGCATCAATTGATGGGCCTAATGGATTACAATCTGAAATAGATGCTAAACAATTAGAAATTACAGGTATAAACGAACAAATAACTACCATGCAAACAGAACTTTCTGAAACTAATCATTTTTCTCCAGAATTATTAATTGAGAAAATTAATTTTGAAATTGAAAAAGAGTGGACTGATGAAACTTATACATTAGACACTGATCTTTATTTTGCTGCGCTCGATGAAATAATTGACAGAAAAATACCACAAACATTAATAGAAATTAGTATTGTTAATTTTCTTGAGGTTATTTCTGAACAACGCAATCATAAAAAAATAGTAGTAGGAAATAAAGTTGCAATAGTACAAGAGCAACTAGGCATTAATGTGATAACTACTATAACTAAAGCAAGTTTTGATTTCGAAAATGCAGAAATGAAACTAACTATTTCCGATGTAAAAAAAAGTAAAACAGCTAGAGATAAAATTGCAGATTTTCTTTATAGGACTGATTCATTTGCTGAAGTTATTGATATTAATCAAACAAGATGGAACGAATCATTAGTTAACGCCACAGAATATGTAGACCAACAAATACAAGAAATGACTGGAACATTATTAAATCTAAACATTGATATTAATAGATTTGGGGCAGATGGCTATATAACTGCCATGGAAGCTAAGACACTAAAGTTAACATTAGATAAAGCAATTGCAGAATCTACAGATATTATTAATACTGCTACTCAATTAGAATTTCTTGATTTGCCAGATGTAAATGAAAAAACTAATTATCAAGTTGCTTTAAATGAATTACAAACATATTTAATAGCAGAATGGATAGGGCCAACTGATCCTTCATTAACTTATCCAATTGCTATTATTTCTGATTCTAGTCCATTTGATGAAAGAATAAAAATTACTAATTTATTTAAAGATGTAGAAGATAAAAAATCTATATTAATAAATGCAATTGGAGAAACTCGTCAAGATGACGGTAAAAGATATGTTGAGGATCAAGTTACGGAATTGAATACTGCTCTTAGTGAATTTCAACTTAAAGTGAATGAATATATAGAAGCAGGTGAAATTACTCAAACTGAATCTATAACATTAAGTGGTTTGTTTACTGATGTTCAAACTGAATCTAACGATGTTGTCTCTATTGCTGATGAATTATTAGTAATTATAGGGGATGATAATGTTCTTTACGACAGTTTGCGTATTGCAAGAAATGCTTATTATAGCGTTGATAGAACTTCAGGTGCTATACACGATGTTCTTACTGAAATAGATGATTGGTTTAATAAATCTGACGATTCAATTGATATATCTCGTAGTAAAGGAATAAATGTAAACAAAAAAATAAGTAAAGTAGAAACAACAAAAGAAACTTTAACTTCTATAATCACTCAGGTACAAATAGATAATGAATTAACTCTTGTAGATCAACAGTTATTTGAAGTAAATGTTGCAATTGATTCTTTATATTCTAATATAAAATCATTTGCATTAGATAATTATATTACTTATGATGAATCTGTATCATTAAAAGAATCGTTCGATAATGTTGTAGCAGAAAGTGCAAATGTAATTGATATTGCAAATAGTATGTCAGTTTCGCCTACATTGATTAATGCTTATCAAAATGCAATAGGTATTAATGAACCTTACGATTTAAATAGTTTACGTGTAGAATTGGTAAAATGGGTAGATTTACCATTAGCAAATTATGCGGATAAAGGTTTTAAAATTACATCTTCACAGAGAAAAGTTTTCCTTAATAAATTTAAATTAGTTACAAGTACAAAAATTGCATTGAATAACGCAATTGTATTAGCAACACCTGAATATTCAGTTGATGGAGAAATGTATATTAAAGGTACTGGTGCGAATAGAACTTCTAATAGTGATAGAGTGTTAAAAATTAATAAGAAAATTATTAGTGATAGTAGTACACAGGAACCAGGTTTAATGTTAACTGTAATTAGCAGAGAAAATTTATCAGTCATTTTCACACAAATATATGAAACATACAGTTCTGACGATAATAGAAATGCATTAGCCACAAAATTAAATGAATTATGTGACAATGTTACTGGTTTATTTGGAGATAAGGTAATTGTTGCGCTATCTTCTCATACTTCAATTGGATGGAATCAAACATTATTAGACGCAATGATTAGATGTGGAGGAACAGGTACAGATACAGGAAATGGTAAATTTCCATTTGCATTTATTGGCATTCCTGGATTATTTAAAGGATCTGGATTAGAGGTATTTTCAGATGCTGGAACTAAATCTCCTTTTGCAGAAATATCTACAAAAATAACAGATGGAATTCCACAAGGAATAGCAGTTGGTACTACTGTAATTTCTGCACAAGCAACATTAGCAGTTAAAACAGCAGAATCAGGTAAAATTACAGCAATGGTTGATATTAATAAGATTGCTGAAAATGATACGGTTACAAAAGATGAAAAAAAGACAGTTAAAAAATATTATGATGCAATTGTGAATGAAAAATTGTCAATTGAAACACAAGCAAATTATTACACAAATCCTAATCATGATCCTGTTTATCAAGAAGTAATTGATACATTGGCAAGTTATGAAATTGCTTATAATAATTTCATTTCATATGTTTCACCTATATTAACGTATATGAATGATTCTTATATAATCAATACTAGTAATTTTATTGGTAATTTTACATCTTATTATGATGCAAAAATTAATTTGCTTAAAGCTATAAAGAAAGTTGCTATGGATTATATTGGAGATGCAACAGTAGGTTTAGCTGAATCATTAATTAATTTAGCATTAGAAATCAAT